CATCTTCAGGTTCTTTTGGTAAGCAGCGATTACTTCATCGCTCCAGATTTCTGGGATAAAAGTCCCAGCAGCAGTTTTGTCTACTACAGCATTAGCTGTAAAATAGGCACCAGAAGTTTCATTAGCCATTGTAATTCTCCTTTAGGCTATCGGACCCGACCCTCTGAATACGCTTTGAGTAGTTCGTCCGACATGGACTGATAGCGCTCTGGGTCGGTTCTCATAAGTTTAATAATGTCAGCACGACGATAAACTTTACGACGAGATCCTTCTGCTGTTCCGCGAGCGTTGCCTGTTGATGCAGTCTTAACTGAACTCTTACGCGCTGCTTTTTCTGCTTGTGCAGTCTGTTGAACTATCTGGTTTCGCTCTTTCCAGAGGCTAAATAGCTCGTGTGCAGAATCGTAATCGTACTGTTGGTCTGCCTGAACAAACAACTTTGTTCGGACTTTTGACCCTTTGATCCACTCAGCAAACTTGGGGTCTTGCAGTATCTGTTCCATCTCAGGATGAGAGGACTTGAGTTGTGCAAGAGTAGCCTGTTGTTTGTATTGTTGTGTGTAAGCCTGCGCTTCCTTGATCTTAGGGTGGTTGTCTATAGCTCTACTAACAGCGGTCTTAGGATCGACAAAGAAATCTACATCGTTATCGTTATCATCTTGTTGTTGCTGTTGTTGAGGTGCTTGTTTTTCTGAGAGTTGTGTTTGGATGTAATCATCAACAACTTTACGTAACTCGCCAACTTCCGTACTCTGTTTACCTGAAAACTTCTCAAGTTCTTGGTGCATCTGTACGAGGTCTTCAACAGATTTACCTTGGTACTTTTCTGGAACTTCTGGCTGCTGAGGTTGTTCCTCTTCAGGAGTCTCTACAGTATCTCGTGTGTCGAGTTGGTCTGTTGCTTCTAATTCTTCTTCCTTACGCTCATCAAGTAGTGTTGCTCGTGACATTCTAAACTTACCCCGCCTATTATTATTAGGTTATGGAGGATTAAATGGGAGTTAGCCTATGAGGTTTCCCGCGTGTTTTGCCCAGCCTTCTCGTGTTCACGTACCCACTTCATGTGCCTGCCGGGAAAATCCCCAGAGGAACCATCAAGGATGTGTCGAGTTGCTGATACAATCTTTGTAGCGTTAGCACCACACCCGCACCTACTGGATGTAGTACCTGCTTCTACAAATTCTTCAAAGGTATGTCCGTTAGTACAACGAAAATCAAATACTTTAATCATCGTCGTCAGTTTCTGCGTCTTTGCTGGCTTCTTGGTAATTGTTTTCCATTATATTTTCTAAATTAATAAGATAACCAAGTATGTTTAATTGTCCTTTTCTAAAAAACATATCATCAGCGTCTTTTGCTGCTTCTACACTGTTAATTTGACCAACATTGCCGCTAAAATCGTTTAGAAGCTGTTTCCATCCCTGCTGACGAAAAAGACTAAAGTATGCGTCGTAGTACTGCTGTGTTTCTTGATCCATCTTGAGGCCTCTTGGGTTGTCTCTGTTGTATTAAGTGTACCTAAGTACACCTATATTATACCATACTTTTGACTAAAAGTCAAGTATTATTTTATGTAAATTTTACCGTTTCTTGGCTGTTTTCTTAGCTTTTTTGAAGGCAGAAGCCTTAGGAGCGCCTTTTGATCCCGGTTTACGCATAGTTTCACCTGATCCAGCCTTGATACGCTTACGTTTAGCGTGTATATTGCTGTATAGTCCCCTAGCCATTATTTCTTAACCTTCTTCTTTTTCTTCTTAGGTGGACGACCAACTGTACTTCCGTATGTCCCTTTTCCTTTTGGCATAGCTATCTCCTTACCATTTAACCTTGTTTGCCCAATAAGCCGCAGAACACTTTCCTTTGGCTATGTTTTTAGCGTGACGAGCCTTAAAGGACTTACGCCTCGCTTTCTCCTTATCAGTCTTAGGGCTCTTCCCAGCACCTGATACTCCTTGTTGTCCAAACCGGATAGTCTTAACTTTACCATCGTCACATTTAGCCACAACTACGTGTGACTTAGTTGGGTGACTAGGCGTCCTCTTTGGCTTGTTGTAACCCGACACGCCCGCTCTTGCTAGTCTTGGGTCTTTTTCCTTTGGCACTGTTAGAGTCCTCCTTCTGGCGCAGGTCCGACATTTGGCCCTCTAGGTCCACGAGTTTGGCCTCCAGCACCTCCAATTTGTTGAACTGGTCTTGGAACGCTTGGTTGATTTGGCTGAGAAACTGGTTCATCTCTGTTTGTGTCATTAGCACCGGAAGTTGCTCCTTTATTGTTTCTACTAGACATTGATTTTTCTTTTAGAGCTATTTCAGCAATTTTGAGACGTTTCTGAAACTCTTTGTCATCTGCGTCTCCGTCTTTTAAATTACGTGTTATAGCGCTAATTTTGTCTATCTCAAGTTCTTGAGGAGCTAACTGGGCTTCTACACCGTACTTAACTGCTCTTGCTTTAGACTCTGATGCCTGACCTTGTAAAGCCTCTGTTTGTGCCTGCTGGAACGCAAGCTGTGCTTGTTGAGCCATCTGAGCCATCTGCTGTGCTTGAGGGTCTGGCTGAGACGCCTGTTGCATAGACGCAATCAACTCATCACGGTTACTCAGGTTCATGTTGTCGATGATGCTCTGGATCAACACAGGGTAAATTGGGCTGTCTTGCTTCATCGTTTGCAAGAGTTGCACCAACTGTGTTACCTCGTATTCCCTAGCAATGATACCCAGAGTAGACGTAGCGTTAAACTTGTAGTCAGCCACTGGATAGTTCTCAGGGTCAAACTGCATGTACCTGTGTGCAGCCTTAGTGACAAACGGTAACAGGAACGACTGTTGAAAGTTAATTAGGGTGCGCTTATGGCGTTTAATAATAGCACCAAGAGACATACTAATGCCAGCGGCAGTAGCTTCACCATTAACAGCGCCAGAAACTCCTGCTGAATCAACTGCTCCTGTAGCTTGCTGAACCATCTGCTGAAGCGCTTGGGCTTGTGCAAAGGTGATTTGACCAACTTGTCCAAAGTTAAACGGCTGTAGAACTTCACGCGGATCTCCGTTAGTTAAAATCATTTTGCCCGGACGTACTTCAGGTTTAGCTCCACGAGGTAGCCTAGTAGCATCAATAGCGAGCATTGGGTGTATCGTGAGGTTCAAGGCGTCAATACGTGCGCGTAACTCTGTGTCTAGCGCTTTCTGGCTGTTGTAGCCCTTTTCGCATACGCCACGGCCCCAGAATCTTCCGGGTACTACGTCCCAAGGAAAAGCTACCACAGGACGATCATTCATCATGTACGGATTAGCCTCAGCCTTTAGCAATGTACCACCGTTAGCAATAACTACGATAGCCTCAACGTACATGGACTCGTCTTCTACGTCTACGTCCTGAGCCTCAAGCATTTCACGAGGTACTAGACCGTAGTACTTCGTTAGACGTACCTTGTCGTCGTTGTAGATCGTCAGGTCTTGGTCAGGCTCTAGGTCTGTGTCAGGAGCCGCAGATTCAATGTAAGCGTCCTTGTACACGCCTTGCTCCTGTAGCAGTTCTACGGAGTGCTTAGACACAAACTCATCAATAGCTACGCCCATAGCGTCTTCTACAGTCGTTGCTACAGGATCTATGAGAAAGTTCTGAGGCAACACCGGCTTAAGTTTAACTACGATTCTGTCGGTAATGTTTACACCTACAGCCTGCAACTGTCCTTCCATGATAGGCTGAGTAGCAGGGGCCATTTCCTTGATCTCCTCAAGAACTACCTCCCCTATTCCTGTACCAAACACAGCGGAGTTAATCAAGCACTCTGCAACAGCCTTACGTACCTTACACTTCTCAAAGTCTTCTGTTAGCTTGTTACGCAGATACTGTACGTCTTGTCGGTCTTTGTCGTTAGTGTCGTCAGCGATGTCAAACCACTTACCTCTGCCAAACGTAGCTTCCTCTAGTTCTGCTACGTTAGACTCTACAGCCTGTTGCAACGCAGGAGATATAATCCTAGAACGCTCTGATCCTCTCTGGGAATCAGCAGGATCCCACTGTCCTCTCCAGAGTCTGTAGTACTCCTCAAACTTTGCTTCGTAGTTTGACTCGTAGTGGTCACGCCAGTTTTCACACTTGGTCATCACCCACTCTTCCAGAGACTCTTCAATCATCAGAGGGTCTGGGCTATAGATATCTTCTGCCATAGTACTTTCCTTAAAGTATCGCTACGCTGTAACCAAGTGTAAAAAACACTACAGCAGAAATAGCGTAGATGCCATAGGTGTTAAACGGTCTAAAAACTTTGTGATTCACTTTAGTATCCTGCTACTACATCTAGTAGTTCGTGGTCGTCTATTTCAAAATCGTAGTGGTACGCTACTTGTGCTAACTGATCTACGTAAGCCAAAGCGTCAATCAAGTCATCGTGAGTAAGCGGATCTGGAAACTGGAACAGTTGGTCCAAGAACCTAGAGTTCCACTCACCTTTACTCAGTGTTACGTAGCCGTTCTCAAAGCGTCCCTGTAGCGCCCACATCACCCTGTCAGTCTTCTTCTTGTTGCCGTGGGTTAGCTCCTCGACCCTAAAGAACGTGCCGTAGCGCTTCTGTAAGTCCATCAGAGGACTCATTACTGCTTGCTTTGCGATTCCTCGCTCAATACCAACGCTGATAGGACGGTAATCTCTGACCGCCTGAAATATCTTGGTGGCAGTCTCGTCAAGGCTCCACCTCCCA